TAAACAGTGACAATGGATGGAGGTTGAAATATAACGACTAATGGCTAACTTACAAGATATAGTAAACAGAAGTGAAGTAGGGGCTATTAAGCCTTGGACTAAAACTACAGCTCCAGACGGTTATTTGTTATGTAATGGTGCTGCCGTATCAAGATCAACGTATGCAGATTTATTTGCTGTAATTTCTACAACGTATGGATCTGGCGATGGTTCTACAACTTTTAACGTTCCTCAATTACAAGGTAAAATGCCACAAGGTTATGATGGTAATACATACAACTTGGCGGGCACTGGTGGTGCAAATACAGTTACTGTTGCAGTGACTAATAACCAAGCAGCAACAAATGCTACAAACCAAACGGTCTCTATAACAGGTAGTATTTCTAATACTTCTTTAACAACGGCTCAGTTACCTAGTCACACTCACAAAGGACTAACAGGTGGTCCACCACACCCTGCAGGAAACAGTACTCCAAAACACGCGGCAATGGATGCACAGCCTTTCAGGGGTCCAGGGGAAGTAGGATCACTTCAATATAACAGTCCACAAGGACAACATGAACTACAAGGTTCGGGTACAGGGCACAATCACTCTCATACTTTATCTGGAACGTTATCAGGTAATATTACAACAAGTTTAACTGGCTCTGTTACAGCGGCAGGTACCAATTCATTTTCACCTTTTGTGGTGGTTAACTATATAATAAAGCATTAGGAGATAGAGATGGCAGTAACACAAATAGTAATTCTACAAAATGATCAATTTGACATGACCACAGATGGCGGTGCTTATTTTTCATTAGGTTGGGCTGATTTAAATGGCCCAAGTGGTCCTAACATGCCAGCTATACCCGACACTGTGCACGCAGTAATTTGGAATAGTTTACAAGGACCAAATGAAATTCAAAGTTATGACCCAAGCACTGGTATGATGACAGGTAATACACCTTTAAGTTCTGCAAGTGATGCTGTTGGATCTACAACAATTCAGGCGTTATTGGATTGGGCGACAACAAGATATGCTCAAGTACAGGCTGCTGAAGTAGCTTATGAAAATGCTGTTGATGCTGGAACAGCTACTGAAGATCAAAACTGGCAAGACTATCAGTCGTAATTATTTTATTTCTTCCTCAAGGTGTTTGTAGGGTCCATTAACATCTACATAATGAATAAATAATTGATGATGCCAACATCCTTCTGGTTGTTGAAATGAGGGTCTCCAATGTTCTATTTCAATTCCTTTGTAAATAACACCATCTCCTGATTCTATTACTATTGGTTTATCTCCCATGCACAAAGGCCATTTATAATTATCATTCTTATAATTATACTTCAAAGTTATAGAACAACTTATTTCACAAGCATCTCTATCTTTATGTCTTTTTAAATCTGCACCACTAATATAAATTCTATTCCAAGCATAAGTTGGTTTTAATTTTAAACCAGTTTCTTTTTCCATAGTTGGTAAAAGCCAATGAAGAAGATGTCTATATATTTCAGATTGACTAGAGTGATAATTAATCGAAAGAGGTACAAAATTATTTCTGTCATCTTTAATAGCATTATGAGTTTGATTTATACTCCAAGTAGATAAAAAATCCACCATGTCTGGTGTTAACATGTTTTTTATATATTTATATTTTTGTTCTTCTAACGTAGCCATGTAATTATTGCGTGTCTATTACCATTAGAAACGGGAAGAACAGAATGCGGAAAACAAAAATTACTTGGAAAAACAACAGCACTTCCAACTTTTTTTTCAATTTTATACTCATCAAAAAAACAAAAATTACCCCCATCAAAATCATCATTTAAAAGAATAGACATACTTATTAATCTAGGAAACTTATCAAAAGAATCTGTGTGTGTTATATAAGTTCCTTTTTCAGAACCTTTGTATAAAAGATGTTCATATCCTGTATCATTTGCATCAGCACCGATGTGAAAATAAGGAAAATCTGTTTGATATTTTTTTATTATCTCTTCAACAGATTTAAATACAACATTATCAAATTTTAAATCTAAATTTTTAACGTAACAATTTCTTGATGTTTTATCAACTGTTAGACCTTTATCTTCTGGTTTGCCCGCAATTTGGCTATCTTGAAAATCATCATAGTTAACCTCATTAATTATACTTTTACAAACCTCTTTGTCTAAAACATCTTCATATAATTTTATATAATCTGTAATCTGTATCATTTATAACCTTTCTTTTTCCAAAACATTTTTTTATATCTATCTAACCATTTAGAATTAAGTAAATTAATAGTTTTTGAATGTAACTTTTCATAATAAAAACCAGCCCACATTTTATAAGATTCTCTTTTAAATGGAATAACTTGAACCATAGGTTCACCTTTTTTTATTATAAATTGTTCATCCCATTTTTTTAAAATAAAAGGAAAGTTAATTACGTTTACATATTCATCTGTATCAACTACACCAGCAATTATATCAAATCTAGATTCTAATCTATTCATGGGTTTTATAAACAAACAACTATAACCTGGAGCAGTTTTAATTAACCATTTATTAATAAACTTACCTGCGTTATCTCCTGCCACTTTATGCCATTTTTCAGGTAGTTGAGTTTTATTATGATAACCAAAATCATCTTGTTCCCTGTTAGATGGTGTTACACTAAAATCAGTTTCAACAGGATCAACAACATAATCTTGATCAAATGGTATAATATAACCCATAGTTAAAGAATCAAGAAAAGGCACGCATGTTTTTAATGTTGGAGAAAACAAATCACCATTTTTAAGTCTTTCTAACTTTTTATATTCATCGGGAATAAATCTTGATGCAGGTTTAGGATGTGGCCAGACATGAAGCATGCTTTCGTCAGTCGCACAAAATTTAATTTCTTTTTCAAACATTTTTAATTACTTCAGGTTGTTCTATAAAATTAAAAGACATAGATCTTCTTACAGCACCTTTTATTTTAGTTTTAAAAGGCATAACACAATGACTATGACGTGCTTCAAAAATATAAAAATGACCAACTTCAGGATCCATCCAATGACAAGCAACGCCATCTGGCCAAATAAAACCCAACTTACCATCTTTAAATTTATGAGGATCTTTTGTATCATCAACAAACTCAGGCACTTTTAAAAACAAAACAGTAGACCACCCTGTTCGATCATGATGAGTGTGTGGTGGATTGTATTCTCCTTCCTTCATATCATTAATCCAACAGCTTAATATTTCTAATTTTTTAGGTCCCTCATATAATCCTGTCTTTTCTAAAGTTTCAATATAGTCGTTCATACAATCAACAATGTATTTAGATATTTTTGTTTTTCCAATCATATGAGTAAATTCTAATTCCGAATCTAATCTGCCAGCAAGTCTAGGACCAAAAGAAGCTAAATCTTTTTTATGTTCTTCATATCTATTATTTAAATCATCTATAGCATCTAAAGGAAGATCATATCTTTTAACTATTCTACCAAATATTTGAGTTTGTGCTTTCATTTTTTCCACCATAAAATAATTGTGTACCTTTCTTTTTTCTTTACTGGTTTTACACCATGATAAGTTTCAGTGCCATCAAAAAGTGTAATTGTGCCTTTTTTTGGTTTTAAAGTAACATTGTTTGTGTAAAACTCTCCACCGTCATAATCATCATTTAAATAAATTAAAGTATTATATTTTGTATTTTTTCTACCATCATCCCAATCACATTTATCACCATGTATGTGCAAATCGCTTGAAGAATTTACAGGCCATGTTTGAATGTGTATATCATCTAATTTTAAAAAAAGATTATACTGTTTAAAATAATTAATTGTTTTTGAAATTAAAGAAGTATCGTCATGAATAAAAACGACTCTTTTGTCCCAATCATAAGGTTCAACATTTTTATTAGCTTTATTAACATAGTAACTACATTCATCTTTTGATAAAAAATTGTTATCTATTATCATTAATTATATCATCTTCTGTTTTGTTTACATACCAAGTGGCATTTGTATATCTTGTGCCAAATGTAATTGGTAAAACTCTATGTTTTGTTTTACTACCATCAAACAAAATTATTTTGCCTTTTTTAGGTTTAATAATTGTATCCCCTACAACAGTGTGACCTCCTTCGTATTCGTCGTTTAAATATAAAACTGATGTTGCGGTGTGATAATCAAAATCTATATGTTCGTTTTGAGATTCTCCTGTAGGCCATTTTACTATTTGTGAATAATTTATCAGAGTATTTTTTATACTGTTTTCTACAAAAATATTTAATTTTTTAATTAAAAGTTTAAAAGCAAAATTTTCTTTTGTAGATTGTTCTTCACAGTCAAGTATAGAGGTGTTTCTGTGTTTGGTATGATATTGTGAATTAATATTATGATGTTTTATAAAAAAATTACATAATTCATTGCTTATAAAATTTTCTTTTTCAATCAACATTCTTTTTTCTGCCCCTTTCATAACATAAATTACCTGTCAAGAAAACAATTTAAAAAGATTACTTGATATATTCCACACACATGTTTAAATTAGATCTCACCCAAAAATTACAAATCAAGGAGATATTATGGAAAATCAAGAAGTATTGAAGGCTATAGCTACCCTTGCTGATA